TCTGGTTTTTGTTCTGACCAAATGGTCGTGTTAAAGTAATTATTTATAAACATTATCTAAAAGGCTTTCCTAAATGCCAGACAACAAGACTGTATCTTGTGCCAGCAGTTACTGGTTTAACTCTATGCCAAACAAAGGAAGGAAAAACAATAATACTTCCTTTAGGTAATATCTCTTTTGCTTTTCTTAAATGTTTAGTTTCCTCTCGCATATTTGGTTCATAGTTTCTAAAATCAAATTCTAATTCACCACCTGTGTATTCTGAACCATCTGTTAATTGACAAGTCATAGATAGTTTTCGAATTTTACCATTGTCAGGATCATCTTTGTTTTTTCTATCATAAGGTTTATCCCAACCATCACAATGCCAATCATAATATTGGTTGTGTTTATATTTTGTAAATTGACAAGATTCACTTCTTTCCCAATCAAAATTCCAACCTGCAGCTTTATTAGCCATATGAACGTATGGATGTAATTCTTTGTATATCCAAGTATCATTAAGCCACACTAAATCAGAGTTTCTTTTTCTTTTTAAATCTTTTACTTCTTCTTTTTTTAATTTTCTATCACCATAGCCACCAGTTCTAGCCATTACTTCTTCTTTAGAATTTGCATAAGCTATTACATCATCACAGAACTTTGGTGTAAGCGCTGCATTAAAATACCAAAAATAATTAGATATATTCATAGGTTATGGTTTGAACAAAGTTCAAACTATCTTTCTGGTTATTGGTTAAGTAATACATATTAGTTGATGGAAACATAATGAATTGATTATTTTTTAATGGTATATCCCAACTTCTTCCTTTACGTCTGTTATCTTCATAATGTATTCTAACATTACAATCTTTAACTTTTACACCATATAATAATGTAAAGTCTGGAGAGTTACGTAGATCCACTGGATCAATATTTAATAAAGGAATAGTTGTTTCCGCAGGTTTATAGATATTTCCCCACGTTTCTTTGTTAACTAAAGTAAATCCATATTCAAGACCAATATGATCTCGCATATATGTATTTAACATATCCCAAGTTCTTGAGAATGGAAATTTTTTGTTTTGAATTACTGATTGTAAAATGTCGCCTGATAATTTATCTCGGTCAATGTCCCAATCTTTGGGCATAGCCACATCGCCATAATATAAAGCTTGTTCTGTTAATACTTTCTTCTGCATACCACCACCATTTTTAATTTATGCTTTTGTATCTGTCAAGTCCCAAGTTGTATTTGCTTCATTCCAGACGTAAGACCAACTATGAGTATCAGCTGTATTTTGTGATTCTTGTTCAGCTGTTAATGCTGGAGCATCACCGATTGGCGAATGCCATTGTGCATCGGAAGTATCTTTTACCCAAGAAGCGTAAGGTTTTTTACCCCAAAAAATATTGTTATCTTCATCCCACTCATAACCTATACCTGCGTAATTACCTCTTAAAGGTGTTCCGCCATCTTTATGTTGATTGCTTTGTGTATTGTAAGATGTTTGAATCCACATTTGTGCAGGCCAATTATTATGTGTCTCTAAATATTGTTGTCCTACTGATTCATCTTCAACGCCATCAGCGTTTAACATATCAGAGTTATTAAGTGTTAATACTTGAATAACTTTTCCGTTTGATCCTAGTTTTGCAAAATGTGCCATAATGTTTCTCCTTATATATTAATTTTAAATACTAGTAAATACATATTAATTATTGAAATTTGTACCTTATTATTACTATACCGGATCCGCCTTGTGCTCCCGATACATCTGGATTTCCTTTACCTCCTTTTGATCCATTTCCTGTATTAGCAGCTCCAGTAGCCGCACTTCCATCTGTTCCTGATGTACCACCTCCTGCTGAATAAGTTACAGGTGAAGCAGTTATACTACTTGTTGCTCCTGCACCTCCTGGATGTGCACTAGGGTTAGGGTTACTAGGGTTAGTAGTTCCAGCCGCTGTTGCTCCACCACCTGAACCAGCTTGTCCTGTAGATTGGACTGCATCACCGCCACTATTACCTTGAGGTGGACTTACAGGAGGTGTATTTCCAGCTCCTCCTGATTGTGCGGGTTGATCAGAACCACCAGCTCCACCGCCAGAACCTCCTGTATTAGCACTTCTACAATTACCTGTATTAGATCCTGCACCACCACCTCCTCCACCTGTAGATGTTATTGTTGAAAAAGTTGAAACACTACCATTACCACCTTTAGTTTTATTTGGAGATCCAGGGCCACCACCACCAACTACAATTGGAAAAGATGCTGCTGTTACATTTATTGTTCCAGCACCTTCTAAAGGACTAGCTGTATAAGGTGTTATTGGAGATTTGTCTTCTCTAAATCCACCCGCTCCTCCACCAGCACCCATATGACCATCTTGAGAAGATCCTGAACCACCACCACCTGCAACCACCATATAAGAAACTTGATTATTTGCTGGAGTAGCAGCTAATGAAGAAACGCAAAATGTGCCAGGTCCTGTAAATTTATGAATTCTGCAATTACCACTTGTTGTTATTGTTCCACCTGTTGCTGTTATAAAAGCCTCAGCTCTAACATTGGAAGTTGAATCTAAAACATTAACCCAACCTTGAACTGCATCTATATAAACAAAAGTTACTGATTGACCTTCTGTATTTAAAGTTACATCAGCATTTATTCCACCCATTTTTTCTGAACCATTTGGAGATACAGTTACGGCATTGTCATTCCAAGTTCCTGCATAATCTGCAAGAGCTACTGAACTTCCAGCAGCACCTGCTGGTAAATTAACTGTTATAACTCCACCTGTTGTATTTAAAAAATAACCTACACCAGATGTTGCTGTAAAAGTTCCTGTTGTTTTAACTGTTGTGTCCCACGAAATTTCTCCTGTTGCACCAAATCCTGATGCAGTTCCAGCGTTGGTAATTGTTGCACCAGAAGGAATTGTGAATGTATCTCCACTATCTCCTAATGTAGTTGTACCACACGCTGTTCTTGGACTAATTTTATTTACTTTTATTTCACTCATAATTATTGATATTTATACCTTATTACTACTACACCTGATCCCCCATTTGCACCACCACACGCACCAGCTCCACCACCAGAACCCGTATTTGCTGTTGCTGCACATCCTGTACTACCTGGAGTTTGTGCTCCATTACCTGCTCCAAATCTTACGACTTGGGGTTGGGTTGTATCTCCACCTGGATGTGTTCCTCCAAAACCCCATTGTCCTGAATGAGCATTAGGGTGAGCTCCGCCACCACCTCCAGCGAGTTTAACTGCTGAACCAGTAATTGATGTTGAAACACCTATACCTCCTGGACCACCTCCGCTACTTGGTGGATTACTTGGTGCAGGATTTTTACCTGGACCTGCACATTGACCTGCATTTCCTGATCCACCTCCACCACCGCCAGAACTTGGATTTGGACCATCATAACCTTTTCCTCCAGGATTACCTTGAGGAGGAGAAACTGGAGGTGTGTTACCAGCACCTTTTGCTGAACATCCTGTTCCACCTGAACCTGCTCCTGCACCACCTGATCCTCCTGGTTGACCTAATTCAGGGTGGTTTGAACTCATTCCTCCGCCACCACCTGTACCTATCACAGTTGAGAATACTGCTGGATTACCATTTGCTGCTGCACTTGGTTGGTTAGATCCTGGACTTCCTGGACCACCACCTCCAACAGTTATTGGATATGCTTGAGCTGTAACAGGTAAAGCTGATACTGGACTTGTTAAAGGTCCTGGACCTGCACAATAAGAACCAGTTGTGGTTCCGGCAGATGCTCTAAATCCTCCTGCACCTCCTCCACCACCTCTGTCACCACCACCGCCTCCACCTGCACCGACTACTAAATACTCAACTGTGTTAGAGCCACCTGAGTTTCCACCACAAGAAACAGTAAAAGTTCCTGGACCTGTAAATCTATGAATTTTGTAATTACCACATTCGGTAATTGTACCACCTGTTGCTGTTATAAATTTTGTATCTGTTGCATCAGCTTCTCTTCCTGCACCTGCAACTTTCCAACCTTTTGTAGAATCTGCATAAACAAAAGTCATTGCTAGTCCTTCAGCGTCTAAAGTTAAATTTGATGCAGCTCCTTCTATGTTAGAACTATTTCTTAACATAATACAATTATTTGTATCAAAAGTTTTTGCATAATCTGAAACAGCTACAATATCACCTGC